TTCTAACCAGCCACGCACATCATCAGTGATAGGTGTGTCGTAACAACACTTATCATTTCTAAGCATAGCTAGCTCGAACAAACCTTCGTCCCCTCCGTATGTCATGGAGCTTCTGATTACAGACACTTCCATGTCATTATGGTTAGGAACAGAAAATCTCCAGCATTCGGTTTCTGGAGCAAATACTCCAGCTTCACGAATAAAAAAATCCTTGAAGAGAGGATGACGAACAAAGTCTTTTATAACTTTGTCATCATTAGAAATGTTAGCAGACATTTGTACTGCCCAAGAATTTTCATTAGTTTGACATGGCATAGTAGCCTTAATAGTTTTCATAGTTTTTCCTCCTCTATGAAATAAAAACTGTAGAGGGCAAATTACCCTCAAAAGAGATTTCGGAGCGGGCTCTTATATTAACAGCCCACTCCTAGAGAGACTTTACGCCTCTCGAATTAACACGCCATTAAAGACGTGTCCTTTTTTGAAGTGGATGTACGTTACCCCTTCCACTTCAAATCCAGGTGCAAATCCTTCATCATCAAAATCAAGGATGATTGGTTTAGCACCATTAATGTCGATACCGACAGAAGCATAAGCTTTCTCGATATCGAATGTACAAAGCCATGGCTTTTGTGGATTAATCTCCACTGTACCAAGCTTTAAAAAACCTTCGGCATAACAGCCGAAAATAACTAATTGTTCCATGATAATACCTCCTCTATGAAACAAATAAAATACTGAGGGAAAATACCCTCATAAAACATTTCGCCCCGGCGGGGGCGACTACAAAAAACACACTAGTAAACGACCACCGCCTGATCGCATACTACACACAAAAAAAATATATTCCGATAGTGAGACCCGAAGGGACACTGCCGAAATATATATAGAGGCGACAGGTGAGTATTTGCCGACCAGAGACGAAGCGACCTGAGCGATAGCGACACGCAAGCGTCGGAAGGCAAATACGGTACCGCCCACATAACACTCACGTTATGTTATAAAAAAACGTGATTTCGTGAGTGCCGAAACAATGTGGGCGGGCACCTGTCGCCGGACGATATTTATAAAAAAAATATAAATATCATAATTACGCCATCAATATCTCTATTAATAGTATAATTATAATATTTATAAATAACAAAAAATAAAGCTTTAGTCATAGATATATAATATACCTATGACTAAAGCTAAATAGACTTATTGTTCGCAATTACGAAGGTTCATCACCTTCATATGTTCATTGCGAATACTGGATTCGCTATGAATCCAGAAGTCTACATGACGCCAATCACCTGCTGCCATGTATAAGTTTAAATCTTCATCTTGAAGACTTAAACGGTTTAATTCACTAATAGCCACGTCACGGCTATTAGTGTTAATTGCACATAGGCAACTGATAATATTAGAATTAGAAGTAAGTTTTTGAATGTCGATAATGCTAATCATGATTATACCTCCCTATGATTAACAAATTAATAGATAATTTATATACCGCCAGAAGTACAAATATACTCCTGACGGTCCCCCCGGTCGTGTATAATAAGCCACACCAGAAGACTTTTGTAGTCCCGCCGATTCTACTTCCTATGACTGCCACTAAGGACAAAGTTAGGACGATATCGGCGGGTCTACCGCTAGCTACGGGAAGCTCCTTTAACGTCCGGCTTCCCCCAAGGACGACCACTCAGCGTGTATTTAACGTCTCCGTGGTGCAAGACGATTTTTCCTCTAATACCGCGACTGCCCGGCTCCAGCTTTCGCCCAAGCCCCTAACCCAATAGGGGACGCCGTTCAGCAACGGTATTACAATAAGGGGAATACCCCTCAAAGAAGATTTCGGAGCGGAGCGACAGACACATCTATCGCAGAATGCCCAATATCTTCATTAAAGACAGTTACGCATATATATGCATAACTGCCTCATAGATGATTTCGGGACGGAGTCCAGAAACCACCTCAGAGACTTATATAGGACTTGCCCCGCAGGGGACCCTCCGTCAGGAGGCCCCCGGCAGGGAAAATCCCTTATAAATCTCAAATAAAATTTCGATACGGAGCATATCTATCGTTAAAATGATAAACATATCTCCATATCTTTATATGTAATTGTCGTTCCTTCCACGTCTTACTTCGGTTAACGTAGGAGGGGGGACCCGGAGGGTTATTTAGCTTCCTCTGGATCCTCGAAGGCGTTTTCAATTACTGCACCGACGCTCTTTGCGTAGTCGATGCAGTTCTTAGTACCGCCTTCGCTTCCATCATGGTAAGCCAATACCATATCGGCGTTGTCTACCATAAAACGGTTTCTACGCTGCATACAGCCTTTATCGTTTTCGTACTTCTTATTAGAAATACGAACCTTTTTATCGGCTGCTTTGAGCATAGCGGCATAGGAAATCTTGCAATCGTCTTTCCAAATGCCGTCTTGTTCAATGCAAGGTACTGCAGCCGTTAATACGATTGTAATACCCTTTGCTTCGTATTCTTTGCGTAGTTGATTTCCTACGCTAAAGAAGAGTTGGTCAACGCCAAGAGCCATACCGCTGATCAACTCAAACTTGGTTTCGCCCGCTAGGACTTGAAAATCGAGGATAGCGCGAAGTTTTTCCTCGATTTGTTTACGAACTGGTTGCAACTTAGGAGACTTGGAACTCCAATCATCTCCTTTGCCACAACCTAGTTTGTCAGAACGATGGCCAGTCGCACAGATAACCATTGCGCCTTCTTCGCGTTTATAGTTATCCATGCTTAACCATTCGCTCTTCTTCGTAGCAGAGTCTTCGGCCTTTACTACGACTTCTTTAGCAGAAGTTTTCTTAGATTCTTCTGCTTTAGAAGTTTTTTCTGGATCTGGCAATACGATACCATCCCCTTGTTTTGTCATTAACAAGAGGATAGTATTTTTCTTGCTATCTTTGTCTTCATCGATGAAGTTGAAACATAACTCATCGATGTTCACCTTAATAGCAAGTTTGCCTTCGTTAGTTTGACTGTAGACGTATTTACCGCCTTCTTTGTCAAACTTGCAAACTTGCAAAGGTGTACCCTTAGCAATTTTGTTGCTTCCAGAAGCAAGAACAAACAAGCCATCGCCGATGGATTCTTTATTCTTACCGTACCAGATTGCTCCTTTCGAACGAGCACAACTGCTACTCATTAAGAAGAACTCTGCTTTTTGGTCCACTGGAGCCATAGAGTTCCATTTAACGAGTTTAAAGATCTCGTCGGATGCATTTTCCGTACGAGTTCTTAGGGCAATTCGGCCTTTAGTTTCTACCGCATCAAAACGGTCGCGAACGTCTTTCATGACGTAAGCTGTGTTCCCTTTGCGGTAAAGCTCGAATTGACCGCAGATTTTCTCAGACAAGAACAAGCAGTTATCACTGCTAATTCCGTCGAAGAAAGAAATATACTCGCCTTCACGACCTGTTTCGAAGTCGTGGTAGCGATACATGTTTAATGCAACGTTATCACGGCCGTAAACAGTTACAGGCACGTACAACTTTTCTTCGCCGAATTGTTTAGCCAATTCGTCGAGATATTCCTTAGCGAAGCAGTTTTCGCTATAAATGAAACCTGCTTCTTTTGCTAAGGAATACTTGTTACCAGAACCAATGGCACTTGCTACCATATCAGCAACGTATGGCAATGCTGTTTTCAAATTATTGACAGTCACGCCATCAACATCAACGCTGAATATGGACTTACGGCAGTCCTCTAAAATAAGATTGCCCATTTCGACAATCTTATTTTTGAGGTTCTTTTCGCCTTCACTACGACCTTTATAGCCCAATTCTTGAGCTACACGGTTCATTACCGCAGCCATAGCTTTAGCGGAAGGAATCATAATATCTCTGTATAATACGTCAGAGATATAATATCTTTCTTGACCGCCAAGAGATACAATAAAACCGCCGCAAGTCGAAGGATTTGCACTTGCTACATACTTTTTAACTCTAAAGTCAAATGTAGCAGCCACAAACTTGCCATCGTTTTCAGCAATCTTTGGTTGGAATTTCTTACGCATTAAGCTTAAGCGTTCGAAAAGATCTCCAGACGGAATGTTAACGGCTAGCTGTGTTTTAGGAATGTCAATGATCATGCCCATAGCAGCTGGACCGGTTAACAAAATGTCCAACAACCATCTCATTGTTTCACGAGGAGTAAGATGGCTTTGAACGTAAGACAAATAGATATTTTGCAATTTTTCGTTGCTAATATCATCCTCGCCAATATTCTTGTCTTCTTCATAGAAACCTTCATATTGGACTTCTTCATCGCCACTAATCAACTCTTTGTCAATAGCGACTTTTCGAGCGCATAATGCATCTTCTTTAATAAGTTTAAATGCATTTTTAACTTCAACGCTACCAGTTGGTTCAGCTAATAAGCCAGAAACGTCGGCTATTAAATTAGCATAGCTCCCAACGCTAGTTTTAGTTGCTTCCATGGCATTTTTCCATGTTTCAACAACTAATTGGTCGTGACTGTTCCATACAATAACTTTGTCTGCTCCCATTTCGCTCGGAATATGAACAGAACGTTCAATGCGATGAGAGAAGATTGCAGCGTCTTCGTATACACAAACAACGTAGCTGTCTGTGTCATAATCGCTGCCACCGCAACAGGATTTGAAATAATCAGTACCTGTCGTGATTAAGCAGTTGTCGTTAAGTATTTTAACTGCGTTAAGAACAACTGCTAATTCTGTTTCTGTGAACAAGTTGTATTTAACTTGTAAACCAAGAATACGTTTCTTGAACATAGAAACAGAAAGTATACGTGCGCGATAGAATTCGCCGGCATGTGGATTTCTAAAGATCACGCATACTAATTGGTGAAGGTCGTCGTTGCGTTTCATCGCCTTATACGTACGATCAGAAACGACAACTTCACCTTCTTTTAATAGACCTTTATCAAGGAATAATAGAGTAGGATCTACTACGCCTTTCAGAGATCTACTTTCTTTTTGGCCTTCGAATGATGGACTTTCGAGAAGCTTCGCAGCTTTATCCGCGATGGCTGCCATCTTAGATGCCAAGATCACGTTATTCTTAATAGAACTATCGTAATCGATCATAAGACCAGCATCGATAGCTAGACCAGTATCGCCGCCTTTTAAGACTGCTTCGATACTGCGTTCGAATTCAGCCACTTTTTGTTTAACTGCATATTCTGCAATTAAACCACGATGAGTTTCATCAATCATCGTGAATTGAAGTGGCTGAGACCCAATAACTGCAGGAGTCTCATGAGTGAAGGCCATAACCTTCAAGACTTCCTGTTCTGCAGCTTGTTGTTCTGCCGGAGAGGCTTTCCAACCATTTAAATCATGGATGGAAATACACTCGCCGTTAACATTGCCAACGACCCAAATATTCTTGTAGTCTTTGGCGCGGCCAATTTTAGCAGCATTATTGCCGCAAATATAGGCCTTGTCGTTAGCAACGAGTTCCTTACCCCAGCGATTGATAACTTCGCGGTTTAAAGGTTGACTGCCTTCTTTTGCCATATACATCAACCGAGATTGATGATATGTGTCGAAGAAGAATGGCAACCCATAGCCTTCGCAGAACCATTCGTGGTTGTGGAAGCTTTGACCGTCAAAGTTATCCCCTTTGTTAAATGAATCGACTACGATAAAGTATTCTTTATCGAGATCAATTTTAAGCTCCTTGCCAGCTACGTTAGGTTGGCCAGCTCGAGTCAAGAGCTTAGCTGCTTTGCCGACAGGCAATTCGCCTTTGCCAGCTGTTAATTTACCGGTCAATAAATTAACGTGATCAATTACAGCATAGCCAAGCTCTTCGCGGCAAAGAATAAGCTGATTGCTGCGAATTTGAGAAGGACTTGCTGCTACTGGCAATAAGTCAGCAAACCCCTTCATTTCAGCGAGCTCTTCGAAAGCATCGATAATATCACTTCCTTTGAGCTCACCGAAGTCAAAAACAAATGTGTCGAGACAAATGTCTTTGACCATGGACTTAGTAAAGTCCTCGATGCTGCCTTTGGCGTTAAATACACCTGTTTCGACAACGGCGCCAGCCTTAACGTCGATGTCGTTGAAGATACCACATCGGTTGATTGATGTGACCTTCATCGTATAGATGAAGGATTTCTTCATCTTGTGCGCCACGATACAGCGCACGTTAATGCTTGGACGATTGTCCAAGACATTAACACTGCTCAACAGTGTTGAACAGGTCTTGCAGCTAATGCTGCCTTTTCAATTGAAGATACT